ACCTGATTGACGGTATGAGTCTTACTGTATTCTTTGATCTCTTGCAGGGTCAGCACTTTGTCTGTGATGCGTATATCTTCCGGCTCGAATACATAGCTTTCGCCATACATCGGCATAACGCGATTTGTTACAACGTCCCCGATCTTTTGCAGCATCGGGTAAACTTTCAGGTCAATAAGCGTAGCCTTGCCAGTTCTGGCATTATCAAGGCTGGCATTGACGGATAAGAGCGAAGCCAGGCCTGGGGCAATGGATGAAAATATCTCGTCCCGGTTGTTTAGGCGCTGTTCCAAAATCATCATATCTTTTGGGCTGGCGCTGGCTTGCAACCACTGAACGCCGCCCGCTTTGACGTTGCGAAGCATCATGTAATTGCGCATCGCGGCGGCTTTGTTTACGTCTTGCTGAATAAGACTCCAATCATCGTCAGGGATAGGGTCGGCAAACGCAAGGATACCAGGTAAGCGCCCGTTGCTGGTTGTATAAGTTTTAGCGCTCCATTTCTGCATACCAACATCGCCGACCGCAATATCGCGCAATGGCTCAAGACTGCTAAAGCCCTCGAACATGCTATCTGGATTGAAGCCGGTAAATGCAACCACTTCGTAAGGCTCGAGCGTGATAAATTGCCCGTCACCCGGGTCGTACTCGTATCCGCGAATGTACAGGTTTCCATCAGGCAGCGGGCTGATCTGCTTGCTAGGAATTACCCAGATTTCTTTCGGTTTTCCGTTCACGATGTTTAGCCACCAATAAGCGTTATTCGTCACGCTCATGTAGGCGAGAGTGGCGAATACTAAATCGGCCTTGCTCATTGTCGGGTTGGGCTTTTTGAGTAGCCGCTCAAAATCGTGATTGGGTACATCGGTCATCTTTTCGCCATCAGTAGTTTTTACTGCCCACTTTGCCCCGCTGCCGATAGTAGAGACAGAGTTCACGGCGATATTGACCCATGACACTTTTTTATAGAAATTTACCTTATCTTCTGCGTTTGCCCATGTCGGGTAATTCGGCGCAACAACATCGGCGTTTTGCAGCGCCCACGCAGGATATTTTTGCGGGCTGGCTTTTGCGTAGCCCATGCGTTGTAAAAGATTGTCAATAATGCTCATGTTCGCTTGCTCCTATCCTGCAAAGGCTATCAGCTTGCTTGCCGATATTCCACCGTAGAGCGCCATAATCACAGACTCGCCCATGTCAGGGCTGCGACCTATGCGCTTTTTGATTTCTTCCTTCTCTTCGATCAACACGCCCGCCGCCGTCACTTTGTAGCGGGCAGAGCATAAATCTGCAAGTAGTTCGGTATCAGGCGGTAACGCTAAATCATCGCCGCCTTGCGGGTCTAGCGCGTCACGCATTCGCCAGTAATACTCAGCCCGCTTGTTTCTCATCTTTAGCTTTCCGCTCTTGTCTCGGTATTCGCTGGCTTCTGCGCCGTTAAATGGCCTGACACTATTGTACATCGTTTTTAGGCTATCGAATACACTTGACCCGATACCAACCACATCAACATTGATAAATATCGGCTTGCTCTCTTTGATTACAGACTGCACAAGCCCGGCAACGGTCGGGCCGTCAATCGCAATCTTGCCAGGCCAACAATCAACGGTATCAAAATAATTATCATAACGGCGCGCCAGGCATGTTTTATCATCCCCGCCGCGTGACGGGTCAAGCCCTGCCGCCGTTAGTGGCGTTGTCGGCTTTTCGAGTGCCAGCCAGCGCTTTTGCGCAGCTCGTACCCACTCAGCCGGGATAACTTGGAACGGGTCAGGAGATTGGCTTGCCTGAAAATCTGCGTTTAGTAGCTGGCTACGTAGGGGCTCCGGTAACGACTGCAAAACGCTGATGTATTGCGAGTCATGCGCATAATACGGATTATCAGATAGCAGCGATTTTATGAAGGTTCTGGAGCGCGGGTAAATCGTTTCGCCTTTGTGGTCAAATGGCTCACCGTTGGGGCATTCTGTTTCTTTGCCGTCTAGAGTGGCGTAGTATCGCAGTTCGCCATCTTTGGCCGGGTGCGGGTGGTTGGGGTCAAGCCATGCGCCCCATCTGCGCAATACCCAGGCTCCATCTTCATCCATCGGCGGGTTGCCTGTCACAATTACCCTGACGCGCTGGCCCGGGTCTGTCGAGCGGTTCCAGCCTGTAATAAAGACGTATTGCGACTCTGTAAACTCTGTTATCTCGTCAAACGCTTTCAGGTCGTGCGGTCGGCCTTGCCAATCTTTTTTATTATCTTCATATTGCACAGCGCCGAATTCTAGCGTTCTGCCGTCGTTCCATGTCCAAACCTTATCGGACTTGTTTTCTTTCGCGTCATCTTCGATCAACTCACGCGCGCGGCGCATAATCTCTTTTAGGTTTGGGTATAGCCGCCGAAATATGACGCTATGCTGATGCAACTCGCAAGCCATCCCGATAATCAAATCAGACTTGCCACCACCCGCCGCGCCGCCAAAGAATGTCTCATCGGCGCGGGATAGCAGGGCAGACCATTGCTTATCGCTTTGCGGTATCCAGCGGACTCTTTTTTCCATCATCCGGGTTATGTACGCCCGTTCCGATGGCTTTAATAAGTCCCTGAATTGCTGTGTCAAATTGTTCATCGGTAACTTTTCGGCCTATCTCTTGCCCGTTGCTCTTTACGTCAACATTCTTTATACGCCCGCCAGTTTCGGCTGCAATGTCATCCAGTACGCCACGGTACGCGTCTACTTCGGCTTTATTGAACTGCTCATATTCGATAACTTCAAAGTTTTCAGCGCCGCCAATACCTTTGACTTCGTTTGTCCAAAGTATCCCGCCGAATAGGTCTTTTTCGAGCAGAGCCGCCAAAAGAGACAACTTATAAACCCGGTGTTCCTTAATTGCAAAACCTTCGGTTATCGCTGTTTTCTCGCTGATAGCCGAAAGCGCCTTATAGTCTGTGGCGCGAGTTTTGCGGTAGTAGTCCACCTGAGAGCGGGAAACAGAAAACGGGGGTTTGAATGCCGCCGCCTTTGTTTCAATCTCCCCGCTGGATAAACCTTCCGCGATCCAGCTTAGGAGTGCCGTCTTTTGGTTTCTCTTGGTTATTCTCATTTTTGTCCAAATTCGTCAAATTTTCAGCCGACACGGCGACTGCCGCAACTTCCAATGTTATACCGGGTTGCTTTGCCTTAAAGAGTTTTACAATTACAAGCGGGTCGCATGGGCCCAAATCGAGCGTAAGCCGCAAGCCGCCATCTATGACCGTCTGCACCTTGAACACTTGCGCAGAGAAGCGGATAGCAACGTCGTCGGCCTTATACGGCGCGGCCTGTTCGCTCATCTCACCATACCCCAATCCACAGATTGAACAGAACAAGCCCGACCAGAAACGCGATTAGTAAAATCACAGGTATTACGTCCTCTCGGATGCGCTCTATCATTTCATGCCAAGATGTATCATAATCGCGTCAACGTCCCGGCGCAAGTCAATCACGCGCTGCCTTAGGTCGCCTTCTGGTTCCGCAACCGGCGGCAGCGGGTCAACCACTGGCGCGGGCTGCGCAATCTCTTCGAGATACTTGTACAGGCTATCTTTGATGCAGGCCCATCCGGTCGGATTTCCTTCGGCGTCCAAAACTTGCGCCCATTCAACGCGACCGGGGCGAGGCTCCTGCCTGTCGCTCCAAAACTCTTGACCGGCTTTCAGTGACCCGACAGACGCGAAATGCTTTCCAGCATCGGCGCGGATTTGAATAGGCTTGATTGTTCGGTATTTCTTCATGTGCTTACTCCCATGCTCCAATCGTTGGCGGGTCGCTTCGCGCGTTTCCGCCGTAGTCTGTGGTTATGCCTGCGATTGCTATCCCTGCGGCCTTGGCCGGGTTGCCTGCGGATGGTTTGATATTCGCGCCGCCGTCATCTGTGTAATCGCCAGACAGGATAATGTTCTTATCTGCGTCAATTGTAACACCTGTTAGGTCGGCAGCAGTTTGAAGGCCAGACACAAGACACAGGTTATTTTTTATAGTCCAGGTCGCCGGGTCGTCTGTCGATCTACTGCCTGCGAATATTTCATCAACTGTATTATGAGCGCAAAGCACATCAAGCGCGTTATAGGTTATTCTGATCGACTGACTAACGTTATCACGAATGACGTTGTTTTTTATGACTGCGTTACCAAACATCGCGCCAGCACCATAAGCCCCGTTATTGTGGAGATAATTTCGCTCAATTGTATAATCGCCGCTGCCATCGTAAGCGTGTACGCCATATCCGGTAATGTTATGAATGTTGCACCCGCGAATTATACCGCCAGTTCTAATATATATGCCGTGATCTAGCCCGTTTGTACCACAATCGTGAATATGACAGTTTTCTATAATCGTTCCGGTTGTCGCGCTTGTTCCGTGAGTAATGAGTATTCCCTGTCGTGGGCAGTTTTTTATTTCGACACTGGATATTGTAATATCTTGAGAAGATGTTATTTTTATCGCCGCATCAGTTGCGCCAGGGGCGTCTATCAAAAAGCCATTTACCGTAATACCAACCTTGTCCTGAAAAGAAAGCGCGGTCGCTCCTGAATTTTGAATGATGGTCGCGCCTAAATTATTATAGGACTCAATTGTCGCATAACTGGGAACGTCTAGGGTTCCGGTATACTCACCATCTAAAAAGTAAATCTTTCCACCGGTCTTGATAAATTGTCTTGCATAAGCAAAGGTTAAGAACGGAGATTCTAAAGTTCCTGACGCCGCTGTATCTGTTCCGGTTGGTGACAAATAAACGGTATCCCTTTTTAGCGCATCGGTTCCGGGAAAACTCGGTGCGCTCACGCTAAAGGGACAGAAAAATCGGTAGATTGCGCCGCCTCCGTTGCCATGCGTTCCGCGTCTGATAATGCACGAGCCGAAGCAAAAAGCCTAAATAGATAGCCGGGGTAGTATGTTCCAGTATCGTGCGGCGAATTTCCTATCCTGAATATTACTGATGCTCCAGTTGGCGTGATTGTGAGCGATACGGGAGCCGTGTTTAGCCCGTTTACGAAACACTGAATAACCCCGCCGACGACAGAAAACCTATAGGTAACTATATTGGTCGCGTCCCATGTGGTTGCTTGCTTGTCTGTATCAATAGCAAATGGGGATTGGCGGGCCGCGCTTGCCTCCGCCCCGACTCCGCCAGAAAGTCCGGCGCTTGCCCCATATGCCGTATACGCCGAAGCTGCCGAGCTAAAACCAAATAGGTTTTTGCTTGCGTAAACAGTCTGTTTGTAAACGGCTGTAACTGTCCATTCCGCTAAGTTCATAAACGTTGGCAACGTCAAAACATATGCGTCATTTGAGCCGTCAAAGAGCAAACCAGATTTCCCGTTTACAATATTTTCCTTGTACGCGGCCCCATTCGTGGCGGTCATGTGATGACCATGACCAGACTTATCGGTTACTCCAAGAGCGATTTGGCCGTCCGCCGTTACCGGGTTAGTTCTGGCCGCATCCTGAAACTGAGTCGTAATGTCTGTAAGGTCAAACGCGGCATCATAGTCCGACCAGTTAAGGCCAGCCTCCCCGCTGTCCATCATCATAGCCATTAGCCTGCGCCTGTTCATTGCGCCTCCATAATATAAAAAGTAAGTTTTTTCATGCGTTCACTTCCTGTATGCTAATCGAGACGCCGGGAGATTGCTTGTCAATCCTAAACTCGTGCGTGATCTTCCTGACACATTCCCAAGTATCCTGTTTCATTACGTCCGCAATTTGCAACCCGTCAAGAATGTATTTGATCGCAAATGCAACGTTGTCAGGGTCGCTCTTTCGGTTTACCCTGTACCAGGTCAAATGCAGGTCAACCGGGTAATTTCTAATCTTTGGCACTTCGCGGGCCGCGAGTGTTACCCGGTAGGTTTCATCCCGCTTTATTCTTGCGCACTCGTGCCGGTTGCTATTCGCTGCGGCTAAGTGCTGGTTGAGCGTTGTAAATTCGCCGGGGATGAAAAATTCGGTAATCACTCCGGCTTTGTCCCGTCAATCACATGACCAATCAGAACGCCGGTTCCGGTTGCCCCGGCGGTTAGCAAGCCAGCCATTATGTCGCGTTCCATTTCTGCAATACCTCCGTCGTCAGATTTCGGCATACCCGACTTTACAATCATCTGCGCCGGTATAAAAAGCAAAATGCCTCTCGCGTAACGCAACAGGCTGCCCCAGCGCGTGCCGAATTGTCGGGTCGGCTCATACGATTGATGGGCGGCTATTCCAGAAAGAAGGACGATAAAAAGGCGGAT